TGGCCCATGATTAATGGTGTTCATTTGCATGATAATATTGTTTATATGAGTTTGAGAAACACTAGTGGTATTATTGGTGTTAATATAAACAGTAAACAGGTTGTATGGCAAAAGAAATGGCCCGATGTAGCACAACAACATTGTCCTGTTGTTACTGACAAAGGAACACTTATTGCATTTTGTAATGGAAATATTAGGCCACCAAGCGTACATCACAGTAGAATTGTAGAGTTTGACTTAGCAAGTAAAGAAATGGTTTGGAGTTATGTAGACGATATGCCTCCTAGTTTCTTTTCACCTTACATGGGTAGTGTTCAACGTTTATGGAACGGCAACACATTTATTTGTGAAAGTGCATTTGGTAGATTGTTTGAAGTAACACCACAAGGTGAAACAGTATGGGAATATGTAATTCCAGATTTTGCAGAATATCCAAGCCCACTTAATGAGTTTATTACAGGAGCACAGAATAGTTGTTTCAAAGCACACAGATACAAGGAATTCAAATAAAAGGTTGACAAAACAATACTATTACAGTATAAATAATACTGTAGACGTTGAAGCAACGTAGACACATACTGGACCCGGGGGCGGTACCCGGCGCCTCCACCAAAATACTTTTAAGACGAGAGTCTTTTTATGGGGGCGAAATAGGATCGACAGGTGTGAAAGTGAAGTGGAGTTTACCGGATGATCGCGTATAGATCAATTAAACTAAATGCAAACGATAATATTGCACCTGATTTTGCCATCGCGGCATAAAATCACAGGCCCGGCGGAGCCTCGGAACAGAATCCGCCATCTAATATAGGACATTCAGTCCTGAATACAAGGAAGACTTAAATGAAAAAGATACTAACGGCGGTGGCCTTTATGGTCGCCATTTCTTCGACAGCATCAATGGCTGAAGATTGGGATAACCCAACTACACAGTTAACTGTAAAGAGTAAAGATTATATGGTAAGTGTGCAAACACCACGCTCTGGCGCAGATCAAATTACTATTGGAAAAGACTTTTCAATTGGTAATGTAGGAATTACACTAAAACAAAATGGTGATACTTCTGATTGGAAACTACAACATAACAAAAAGTGGTTGAATGAGAAGAATGCATATTTCGGTACAAAAACTGCTTACTGGTTAGGCGATAGTTTTTCAGCCGCAGAAGAAGTGCATGTAACACCATATGTTGGACTAACAACAAAAGTTGAAAAATTAGGTCCATATATTGAAGCTGGTTATACATATAATTCAACTAGCGATGATATTATGAACTTTGACCAGAAAGATAGTTATGTAGAAGTTGGAACAACTTATGCAATGTCAGAAGGTGTTTCACTGAAGTTATCAGTTAAAGATCCAAGAGATGCAGATTTTAAATCTAAAGATGGAAAAATGAATCTCAAAGTGGGCTTAACTGTCAAATTCTAATGGGATTAAAATGAGGCGGAGTATTAATTATTCCGCCTTTTCCTTGACTTTTTAGGTTGACAAAGGTAAGATATCTTGCTATATTAATAGTGAAAGTAAAGATAGAAAGGTTACAGACTTGAATAAGACAATACTTACAGACGTAGATGGTGTCCTACTTAATTGGGAAGCCAGTTTCACAACGTGGATGGCACAGAACGGACACAACAAGGTAGATGCAGATGAATATGATGTAGCAACTGCATATGGGATAGAAAAAGATTATGGTAAAAGTCTAGTTAAGTCTTTTAACAATAGTGCATGGATGGGTCACTTGCCTGCTCTGCGAGATGCACGAAGCGGAATTGCAAAACTTGTAGAAGCAGGATATGATCTACAAGTGATTACAAGCCTAAGTTTAGACAAATATGCAAAAAAGGCAAGGGTAAAGAATTTACAGAACATTTTTGGTAAAGATGTGTTTACTAGTAAGAATGTTGTGTGTTTGGATACTGGTGCTGATAAAGATGAAGCTCTTGCACCGTATAAAGATACAGGAATGTATTGGATTGAGGATAAAACTGCAAACGCAGTTCTTGGTGCTGATATGGGACTTACAACCATGCTAATTAATCATGGTCATAATCAATCTTGTGAGGATTCTAGGATTACACGAGTTGCTAACTGGACTGAAATTTGTAATATAATCCTAGATTAAACGGATTCGTCTCCGTAAATGTTCAAAACAGCAGTTACAGCCGGATGTCTCTCTACATCCTGCTTTGCAAATTCGACTAAGCCGAACATGCTATCATCCTGTTGTTTCAATAGTGTGATAAAATCTTTAAGGCCATTATTTTCGTAACCTCTATCATGTTGGTTAAGGTCACCTGTTACTACGATACGAGAATTATCACCAATGCGTGTAAGTAGCATCTTCATTTGACTTGGCGTGGCGTTTTGCATTTCATCTGCAATAATCCAAGCATGTTTAAATGTTCTGCCTCGCATATAGGCCAGAGGTGCAATCTCTATCACGCCATCTGCTATCATTAGTTCAATCTGTTGAGGTGTCCAATATTCTTCAAACACATCAAAAATTGGTCTAGTCCATGGCGCCATTTTTTCTACAAGTGTACCTGGTAAATATCCGTGTTGTTCGTCAACACTTACTGCTGGGCGTGTTACAATTATTTTTTCGCATTTACCCTGTCTGAGATCTTTAATAGCCGCTAATACGCCTAGTAAGGTTTTACCCGTGCCGGCTGGACCCATTGCAAATACTATATGTTTGTTTGGGTTATCAAGTAATTCAATGTAATCTTCTTGTCGAAGATTCTTTGGAATCATTGTTACTTGTCGTTCTCTAGATCTAAATGCGTTTAGTTGTATGACATCACCCTGATGTTGTTGGTTTTTGGTTTTACGAGCTCTTTTAGCCATTGCTTCTCCTAACTTAATAGTCCAGTTAGCGTCCCGTACAAGTATTTACCACGAGATACACGGATTAACAGTTAGTAAAACTCTTTTTAGATAAATAATATTACAAAGGAATTATTACATGGATCAAATGGATATAATGAAAGCGTTGGAAAGCAACGTGAGTAGAAACTCTGCATTAGATGTTCTTATGCAAGTTGATGAATATTTAGATACATTAAATGTATATGCTTATCCTAACTGGTTTAAGGGCGAAATTGTAGAAGGTCCTGAAATTGAAAAGTATTGGGTAACAGTTACGTTAATGTATCCACATAAACTAATGCCAGACCCAGAGGGAGCAGAACGTATTCTTGCATCCGGTGGTAAAGTTTATTATGCAAAAGATAACTTAGTAACTGCCGCCAAATTAGTTACTCCTGAAGATAGATCAGATGTTCCTGATCCACGCCGTCCAGGTATGCCGGCGGCAAAAAAGGTAGAGCGTCCGGTTTGGCTTGTTACATTAGAAATTCCAAGACAGTATATGGATCAAATGACATCAGATAGATTAAACAATGAAAAAGCGGAAGTTAATACTGAGCCATTGGCAGAACCAAATAATGACTTAACACAACCAGAGGGAGATCCAAATGCCCCAACAGGATAAAAGTTTATCAGGATTTGATCCTAAAACACAATATGCAATTCAAAAATTAAGAGCTAGGTATCCACATGCAGACGATTTACTTAGTGCTTTGTTAGCAGACGTTGAAAAGAATGAAAAAGACGGTGATATGGCTGACAAAGAGCATATGAAATTAATTAAAGGTGTTGAACAAAAATTAATAGACGTAATTAGTAAAAATGATCTTAAAGAAGACGAACAAACAAAATATGGTATTGTAAGATATCCTGACACAGCAATTTCTTATATTAAGAATGATGGCAGTGGTTGGGAACACATTTACGATAAATCATACGGATTCAAAGGTCCAGTAGATAAAGAAGATCTAAAATATGCTAAAAAGATTGCAAAAGAAAAGATCCCAGCACGTATGATGATGCCACACAACACAAGTGCAACACAAGGTGAACGCATGGGCGGTAGTAGCACAATGTATGAAAGTGTTAAGGAAAATGATTTAAGAAGTTTAGTACACAATGAAGTTAGTATTGATCAATACAAAAGTAAACTTGGCAAAGATGAAAAAGTTATTGTACTAGGCATTAAAGTAAAAGATAAAGATCCAGCACAAGATTTAAGTCAATTTATTGAAAGTAAATTGAATGAAGACGTATTAGATGTAGAAGTTTCACCAGGTCCTAATGAGGATGGTGATTATACAGTGTTTGTAGAAATTACAAGACACAATAATGCTTATGACATTATTGAAAGCATTTTACGAGATGTTACAAAAGTAGATAAAGATTTTCTAAATGTAACATTTAAGGCTTATGAAAACAAAGAAAGCCAACCCTTTACCAAGGATAATTTTGAACATGCAGTAATTACTGATGCCCGTGATTATCAATTACAACATAATCCAGAAGCAAAAGAAATTGCAGAGCGTATGAAGTTCCTAACAAAGTATTAATGGCCAAAGAAGAACCAATAAAACTAGAAGGTAAGGTTATGCAGTGTTTACCAAATGCACTATTTCAAGTTGAGATAGAAAATGGTCACACTATTATTTGTAGCATAAGTGGTAAGATTAGAAAGCACAATATTAACATTCTCTTAAATGATAAAGTTGATATAGAAATGAGCCATTATGATCTTACAAAAGGAAGAATAACATATAGGTACAAATAATGTTTGCAAAACTAAAAGTTTATCTAATTATGTTCGCGGCTTTTGCCGCCTTTGCAGGAGTGGCATACTGGTATTATCAAGATACGCAGGCCGCACTTCGTACATATGCAGAGAATCAAGGTAAGTTAGAAGGTGCTATTCAACAACAAAGTGCCGCCAATGAAGCCTTAAGGTCTGATATGGCAAATATGCAAAAAGCATTCAATACATTATCCGAAGAATTTGAAGAAGCTAGACAACAAGTAAGAGATGTTGAGAAACTGTTCGAAGAAGGCACAGATGGTAGGGATATGTCAGTTGGCGAAAGAGCCCTAGAAAATCCTGAGTACATTGAAGAACAGTTAAATACAGGTACAACAGAGTTGTTTAGATGCTTCGAAATTCTTACAGGAGCACCATTAGGAGATCAAGATGCACAAGCGAAGTATGTTAAGTGTGTTGATGGGAATAGCGACAGTACTGCTTCTAAGTAGTTGTAGTCAAGTCCCAAAGACCATTGATATATTTACAAAACCGGTTGAAAAACCAAAACTAGAATTACCTAGTGTAGATCGCTTTACACAGCGTCCTATAAACTGGGTTGTTGTGACTCCTGATAATGCTCAATCAATCTTTGAAAAATTAAAGAACGATAAAAAACAAATAGTCGTGTTTGCCGTAGATGAAAAAGGTTACGAAGCTCTTAGTTTAAATGTTACTGACTTACTCAAGTTAGTAAAACAACAAAAGGCCGTAATTACCGCTTACGAAACATACTATGAAGACGAGGAATAACCCCTGGGATATTTTAGGCATTGAGCAAAGTGCTAGTTTAGATGATGTAAAACTAGCATACAAAAGACTTGCCATGCAATATCATCCTGACAAAGGTGGAAAAGATTCAGATTTTGCTCGTATACAAAGTGCGTATGAAACACTTAAAGACAGAAAACACATACCAATTTTATCTAAACCAAATACAAAATTAGTAAACATTAATCTAACCATTGAACAGCAGATTAATGGAATGCAAGGAATGATAGAATCTAAATATGGCATATTAGAAGTAAAGATTCCACCAGGTGCTTGTGATGGAGACAAGTACAAAGTAAGAAGTCAAGGCAAAAATTATATAATAAATGTTCAAGAATTACGACATGAAAACTTTACAAGACAAGGTTTTAATGTTATTATGTCATTACAAGTTGATGCTGTAAAAGCAATGAAGGGTGGAACCTGCACATTCCTTGACCCATGTAATAATACAAAAGAAGTTTACATAAAAGCAGGTACAAAAACAGATACATTATTTGTCTTAGAAGGACTAGGACTATTAAATCCACGTACAAAAAAGCGTGGAGACTTACATATATACACAGAAACATATCTCCCTATCTTAGATACGGAAGACAAACTTAACGATTTTATAGAAAGATTACGTAATGAATGAGATTGAAAGTTTAGTAGCACAGGCAATTAATTTAGCAAAACAGTTTAATCACGAGTATGTTACATTAGAACATTTAACTACTGTTGTATTAGACGATAAGGTTATTCGTAGCATGTGTTATGAGTTGCAGGCGGATAGCCAAGCAATACAAGAAGCACTAATGCTTTATCTTAATGAGGATTCACCTGAACTAGCAGTGGATAATGAATCAGAAGCACAGCCTCGCAAAACACATATGTTAGAGCGTGTGTTTAATCGTGCATTGACACAAGCATTATTTCAGGGTAAAAGAGGTATTAACCAAATTGATCTTATACTTTCAATACTTGCAGAACAGCAGAGTGTTGCAGTAAATTTTGCAGATCAATTAGGACTTGACAGAGATAAAGTTGTGTCCTGGCTACAACAAAGTTCTATTACACAACAACAGCCTAGTATAAAGGCGGCTACTAAGAAACAACAAAAGCAATTTGCAAATGAAATACTACGTGAATTTTGTATTAACATGAACGAAACTTCAGGTGATTATGATGACGTAGTAGGACGTAGAGAAGAACTTCGTGATCTAGTACAAACACTGGCTCGTAAAAAGAAATCAAATGCTGTATTGGTTGGTCCTAGTGGTGTAGGTAAAACTGCTATTGTTGAAGGTTTGGCAAAACTAATTGTAGAGGGTAATGTGCCTGAAACAATTCAAGACAAGACTGTGTTAAGTTTGGATATGACAAAATTAGTTGCAGGCACAAAATACAGAGGCGATTTTGAAGAACGTATGAAACGTCTTGGTGAAGCACTAGAAGTTATTGATAATGTAATTCTATTCATTGATGAGATACACATGGTTGTTGGTGCTGGCTCAACTGGTGGTGGAAGTATGGATGCTGGCAATATGCTAAAGCCTGCATTAACAAGTGGCAAACTAAAAGTTATTGGTGCTACTACAGATGATGAGTATCGCAGTAACTTTGAGAAAGAGGCGGCCCTTGCTCGTAGATTTACAAAAATACAAATTGATGAACCTACAGTTGAAGAAGCAAAAGAAATTTTACGTAACAGTATTCCTAGTTATGAACAATACCATGGAATACACATTGTACCAGAGGCGGCAGATCTAGCAGTAGAATTAGCAAATGAATATATCTTTAACAAAAAACTTCCTGATAAAGCCATAGATATTTTAGATAGGGCATGTGCATATAATAAAATTTTACCAGAAGATCAACAACATGATATGATTGATCTTGAAGAAGTTAGGCATGAAGTAAGTAGATTTACAGATATTCCTGCAGAACACTTGGGTACAAGTAACGAAGAGCATACTGCTAAAAAGCATGGCGAAGTTGAAGAGTACTTAAACAGTACAGTATTTGGACAAGATGTGGCAGTAAGAAAAGTCACAGACAGTATTACTGTATCACTTGCAGGATTAAAAGATCCAAATAAACCTATTGCAAGTTACTTGTTTACAGGACCAACGGGTGTTGGTAAAACAGAAACAGCAAAGCGTTTAGCACAAGCAATGGGTATGAAACTTGTACGCTATGATATGGCAGAGTATCAGGAAAGACACACAGTAGCAAAACTTATTGGTTCACCTCCTGGCTATGTAGGACATGGCGATGGTAAGGCAGGTGATGGTATGCTTGTAAATGACTTAGAGGATTCTCCTAATTGTGTATTACTGTTAGACGAAGTAGAAAAAGCACACCCAGATATTATGAGTGTCATGCTTGCACTAATGGATGATGGAGTGATTACAGGTTCAACAGGTAAAAAAGTATCCGGTAAAAATTGTATTATAATTATGACAAGTAATTTAGGTGCAAGAGAAGGACAAACAAAAAGCATTGGATTTGGCGAAAGTGAATTTAATAGTAAAGCAGTAAATGAAGCAATCAATAACTTCTTTGCTCCAGAGTTTAGAAATAGATTAGATGGCATTGTACAGTTTGAATCATTAGGATTAGATATGATGGAAAAAATTGTACACAAATTCCTAGCACAAATAGAAGGTTATGTTGAAGGTAGACATATTAAATTAATATGGGATAAATCCTTAATTACATATCTCAAAGAAGAAGGCTTTGATCCTAAAATGGGTGCAAGACCATTAGGGCGTCTAATAAATGAAAAGGTAAAATTACCAATAGCAAAGCACTTGTTAGAAAATAATACTACAACTCAAGTAAAAGTAACATATGATTTAGTGAAAAAGAATGTCTATATTAAACCGTCTTAGTAAACTTCCTAAATGGGAACCATCTATTAGCCTATACTTTAGGAAATATACTTGTAAAATAATGTTAGGTCCCTTTACTGATTGGGAAGATACTGTACATGTTGATAAACCACATAGGTGCAAAATACAGTATGTATTCAATAAAGAGTCTGATTCATATGATGTGTATAATAGTGTGTATACAGATGATCTAGATTTAGTATCATCATTGGAAGCAAGTTATGACTATAAGTCTATTCGCACTCCTGCAAATAATGAACATGCGAAATTACTACAATCATCAAAGGACAATAAAATTATTATACGTGAGAGACTTTGGTATAATAAGTACAGGTATAGGGTTGAAGTTTATCGTAATTGGCGTGATAAGAGCTTTAAAGAAGAAAATCTTAAAGCGGCACATGATTTTATAAATGAATCATTTAACTTTGATATTACAAAGAAACGTAGTACAATGCATTACAACTCCTATAATGTTCCTAATCTTTATACAAATGATTTAAATAGCATTATGCTATTAAAATTAGCCTATAATGATAGTCTTAGGATACATGTTCAAGAAGTAAAACTCATAGATGAATTAAAATGATAAATACTTTGTAAGGAGGAATTCACAATGGCGAAGATAAACGAATCAATAGTTGTAATTAAGGTCAGTGAACTAGTCAAAGACAATGAAGAGAAGCCAAATCCACTAAATGAAGATATGGTAACTCAACTTCATGCAGTAATACAAGAGTTGGCTGGTCCTCAGACTTTAGTTGAAATTGAGAGATCCTAATGGCAGTTAGTCAAGTTATATTAACAAACGAACAAGAATTAAACTTTACAGGTGAAAAGTTCAAAGGTGATGGTTTTTATGGGTATGCAGATGGTCTGCATACTATTAGCTTTCACATGTCTGCATTTGTAGGCAGAATATTCTGTGACGCAACCCTTTCAGAAAACCCAGCAGAAGGCGATTGGTTTCCAATTGACTTGACTATTAATACAAAGTACATTGAAAGCTCAACTGCAACAACTGATACTGTTGGCGTTACAGTGCATGGTAATTTCGTATACCTTAGAGCAAGAGTGGACAGATCACATCTAACCGCTACTGTATATAATAAAGCACAACACGGCAGTATCGATAAAGTCATCCTCCTCATTTAATTAGCTAAATACGTATAGCTAAACTAAAGAGGGTAGACACTTATGGCTATTAATGCTTTCCAGGCTGGTGTAAACACAGTATCAGCAACAAATATTAACTTAGATGAGAATACGTTAACAGACGGTGATATCATTATATGGGATAGCGCCGGTAACTATTTTGTTAACGCTAGACCGACTTCAACTAACCTTAATATACCAACAGACCTAGACGACTTTACAAATGGCCCAGGGTTTGTTACTCAGGCACAACTTACCCAACAAATAGCAAACATAAACACAGGCGGTAGTGTAGATTTAACACTTTACGCAACACAAGCCTATGTCAACAATCAAATCAGTAATATAAATTTATTCGATGGAGATTATAATAGTCTAACCAACCTACCAACTATTATAAACTTCAGTGGTGATTATAATGATTTAACGAATGCCCCAAACATCTTTAGTGGAGACTATGATGACTTAATTAACAAGCCTACAATTTTTAGTGGAAACTATAATGATCTTGTTAATCAACCTGCTATTCCTGATATATCCGGACTAGCCACCGAAACATACGTTAATACACAGATTTCAAACATAGTAGATAGTGACTCTCAGACGCTTGCGTTGTCTGGGACGGACTTGTCTATCAGTAGCGGCAATACGATTGATGTCAGCACATTACAACAAACATTAAGTCTTAGTGGAACCACTCTTACAATTAGTGGTACAAATGGTAATGTGGTTGACTTATCAACATTCAGTGGCATTTCATCTAGCAGTATTGGCGATTTAGTCGATATAGATATTAGCAATATACAAAACAATCAGTTTTTAAGATGGAACGGTACATCATTTATTACAATAAGTTTAGATGCAAGCGATTTACTAGATAACACTGGCAGATTTTTTGATGGTGATTATAATAGTTTAACAAATAGACCTAACTTTCCAAACGACTTATTAGATTTAAATATTACAGATGGTACAGCAGGACAAGTCCTTAAAACAGACGGCCAAGGTGCTTTCTTTTTTGCAGACGAAACCGGCGGTGGAGGAGGCGGAGGCGGTATTGAACTTACTGATCTATCCGTACAAACACAAGGTGCTTCAGGCGCTGGCTCTCTTTCATACAGTGCAAGTAATGGTCGCTTTACATTTAGACCAGCTGATCTAAGTACATACATAAATCAATCACAACTATCAACACAACTAGGTAGTTATGTTACACAATCAAGTCTTAATTCTCAACTAGCAAATGTTTTAGATCTTACAGATTTTAGTGTTACTACAGCAACAGCAAGTGGTAGTGGCTCTTTAGCATATGATGATTCAACTGGTGTGTTTACATTTACTCCTCCTGATCTAAGTGGAATGAGTCAGGGTAGTCATTACACAGACTCAGATGTTGACACACACTTAAACGTAAGTACAGCAACAACTGGTCAAGTTCTAGCATGGAATGGAACTGATTATGTATGGACTACTCAATCAGGTGGTGGTGGAGCCGCTGAACACATTCAGTGGACGACATCTGGTACTGACAATGAACTTAGAATTAGTGAACAGTGGTTAGAAACAGGCAATACATACTCTGTTAGAAGCGTAAGTATTAATAATGATAACTTACTAGAAGTAGAACTTGCAACATTTAGTCCTACAGTAAGTGCATCAGGGCAGAGTTTATCATGGGATCAAACTGCTACACAGTTTAGTATTAGCATTGATAACCCTACAGATTTTACAAGCAGATATATTGATGCTGTAAACAGCATTGGGTCAGCTACAGGCGTACACGCAACATTATCTGATTATACAGCAGGCGCAAAAAGTCAAGCGCCAGCAGGTGGTGTTGATTGGACACAAACATTTTCAACAAATGCAACAGCGACTATTGTATCAAACGGTACAGGTTTAACTGGTGGCTCTGCAAGTGCAACTATAGAGTTTGCAGATAATGCTGGTGTTCCTTGGGCTAATACAGATACAATCAGTTATAATTGGCAAAATGCAAGTGTAACAGGAAACTTTGCTAGTTTGACAGGCAAAAACTTCCTTGAAAGTTACAATACAGTAAATTACACAATTACTGTTAATGGTTTATATGATGCAGGTAATGCAAGTACAACAGTTACACCAACAGGTGGTACGTTAAGTAATGCATCTGGTAGTGGTACGTTTACATTTACAGATTCACTACATAAAGATAATAACACAGGTAGAAGCATTTCAGTAACAACAGCATTTACAAGACCTGCAGGTGTTACTGGTTCAGGCTACACTGTAAATGATACCTATAGTGATACAACTATTAGTGCAAACTTTACATATCCTAGTTTTTATATTTGGCAAACTGATGTTTCAACTATTCCTACAAATACAGATATTGTAGATGGAAGTGATTTCCATGCTGATGTAAACGAATTAGGAAATCAGATAAAAGATATTAATACAACAATTAATAATACAGATGCAAACCCTAGAGCATTTTGGTTTGGTGTTAGAACAAGTGCATCACAACCTACTACATTCCAAACAGGACCAAGTAGCTCATTATTAAGTGATACAAATGTTGCAACAGGAAACACAGTAACATTACAACCAACTTCAGTTCCAACAGGATATACTGGTGAATCTTATACACTCTATGGCATAACACTTCAGCCAGGACAAACGTATGTGAGGATAACATAAATGGCAGATTATAATGGTTTGACAAGAAACGCATGGACGGGTACGTGGTCTCCATCAGGTGATCATCCTATTGTACTCGATACAGAAATACGTGGTGGTTTACGCTATGTGAGTGGAGATGCTGGAGATCAATTAACAGATATTACAGGACAACGCCTACAGGAAGGCATGCTTGTATATGTTAAAAATACTTATGGTAGTGTTGATGGTGGTAAATTTTATCAGTATAGTTTACTTTCAGGTGAAAGTAGAAACTTATCAACAGGTGATATGCCCAATGCGGCAGGTAACTGGACTGAAGTTACATTTGGTGGTAGCATTAGTGCTATTGGTGATATTGCAAATGTAAGTAGTACTGCACCTTCAGCAGGTCAAGTACTAAAATGGAGTGGTACTGAATGGGCACCAGCAAGTGACCAGGGCGGTGGTGGAGGTGCTGGTATCTCGCTTACAGATTTAAGTGTTAGCGTTGGTACAGCAGGCACAGCAAACCTAGCATACAATAACGCAACAGGTGTGTTTGATTATACACCACCTGATTTAAGTACATTTTTAACAACAGTAGCATTTAGTGATCTAACAGGCACACCAACCACAATAGCTGGGTACGGCATTACAGATGCCTTTGATGGTGATTATGGAAATTTAACTAATGCTCCTACAATTCCAGCAGACTTAACTGATTTAGGAATAACAGACGGAACGAGCGGACAGGTATTATCTACAGACGGTAGTGGAAACTTTACTTTTGTAAACCAAACAGGTGGTGGTGGCGGTGGTGCTACTACACTGGGTGGATTAACAGATGTTAGTAGTACAGCACCTAGTTCAGGTCAAGTACTTAAATGGAGTGGTACTGAATGGGCTCCTGCTACAGATTTAACATCATCAGGTGGCAGTGGTGGTATTGCACTTACTGATCTAAGCGTTTCATCTGCAAGTAATTTTGGTAGTGGTAATTTAACATATAATACATCAACAGGTGTGTTTATCTTTACTCCACCTGATCTAAGTACATACAGTACGTTTAGTGGTAACTATTCAGACCTACAAGGACTTCCATCATTATTCAGCGGAAGTTATACAGACTTAACAAACACTCCTGCCACAAGTGATAACCTAGAACTAAGTTTAACAGGTACAACAACTCTTAACCTTGTAAATGGTGACGATAATAGTATTATTGATAGTATTAATCTTAATACTATTACAGGCGGATTAAGTTATAATGATTTAGATGACTTACCGAGTTTGTTTAGTGGTAGTTACCTGGATCTTACAAATGCACCCGCAATACCAAGTTTAGCAGGTTACGCAACACAGGTATATGTACAAAATTATGTTGCAGGATTAAGTTCTGATAATGTTACTGAAGGTAGCACAAATCTTTATTTTAATGATGAACGTGTAGATGATAGAGTTAATGCACTTATTAGTGCTGGTGTAGGTTTAACAAGCACATATAATGACTCAGGCAACTTACTTACAATAGATATCGGACAGGCAGTAGGTACAACTGATAACGTAACATTTAATGATGTTACAGTAAGTGGAACACTTACAAGTGATGATATTACAAGTGGTACAATATCTATTGCTGGTGATGCAACAATAACTGGTAACCTTACAGTACAAGGTACTACGACTTCATTAAACAGTACAACACTTGATGTTGATGATATTAACATTACAGTAGCAAAAGGAGCGGCTACTGCCGCAGATGCCAACTTAGCTGGATTGACAGTAGATGGAGCAGGTGCAACATTTACATATACAAGTGCTGATGATCGTTGGAATCTTAACAAAGCCCTTAATGTTGCTACAGTATATGGTAACCTTATAGGCAATGTAACAGGTGATGTTACAGGTAACGCAGATACAGCAACAGCGTTAGCAACTGGTAGAACGTTTACAATAGGTGGTGATACAACTGCACCAGCGGTATCATTTGATGGTACAGGTAATATTTTACTTACAACCACACTAGGAAATAGTGGCGTAACAGCAGGCACTTATGGAAGTACAACTGAAATACCAAGTATTGTTGTTGATGCAAAAGGTAGAATTACATCAGCAAGCGTAGTAGCAGTTAGCAGTGATTTACCAATAGCAGGTGATTCAGGCACTGATACAATTAGTTTGCTTACAGACACCTTTACACTAGCAGGCGGCACAGGGCTTACAAGTACTGTTACAAACAATACAGTAACATTTGACTTAGATGATACAGCAGTTACAGCAGGTAATTATGGTAGTGGTACAGAAATACCAGTAATTACTATTGATGATCAGGGTAGAATTACAGGTGCCAATATTGCAACAGTTAGCAGTGACCTTCCTATTGCTGGTGATACTGGTACAGATACATTAAGTCTACTAACAGATACTCTTACATTTACAGGTGGTACTGGTGTAGATACAAGCGTTGCATCAGATACACTTACTATTGGTATTGGACAGGCAGTAGGTACAACTGATGATGTAGAATTTGCTAAAGTTACAGCAACTGAAGAATCACATATTAAGATTGTAACAAGTAATAGTGTAGCAGTAACACAAAAAGAGCTAGTTCTAGCAGGACAAACTACAGATGCAACTGCTACAGAGATATTCCTTAATGATGGATCAAGCGAAGTAGAAATTGAAAGTGGTGTTACTGCTAAGTTTAAAGCAACTATTGTTGCAACAGACGGTACAGATACTGTGGCATTAACAAAAACAGGGCTAATCCAGAATGTTTCTGGTACAACAAGCCTAATTGGAACAGTAATTACTGAAACTTTTGCTGAAGATTCTGGTAATAATTGGGATATTGAAGTCACAGCAGACGATGCAAACGATAAATTAAAGGTTGAAGTTACTGGAGAAGCGTCAAAAACTATAGATTGGACAGTATTTCTAGAAATTTCGGAAGCAAAAAGATAAATAAATGTAGTGCAAAGAAGCACATGATTTTATAAACATTAAAGGAGTCTAAGATGGCTACAACATTAGGAAACGGTCTAGGCCCAAGAACACAAATTTGCTCAATGGCAAAAGGTTCCGGCGACCACGATCAAGCAGATCTAGATGCAGTTGAAAAGGCATTAGGTCTAACTCACACAATCGCAGGTGTGGCAGGTACAATTGGTACAGATCCAGTACACATTGCAGTACAGGGTACAGCAGACGTTGACGCGGCGGCTGGTGCATACCAAACAGACATCACACTTACAGTAGTAGCAGACTTTACATAAGTCTAGACTATAGTAATTCAAAGCGGTACTTTCGAGTACCGCTTTTTTTATCTGAGCATAAATACATATACAATAGGAGGTAACTATGGCAACTAGAAATGCGAATAATACCATTGATTTTGGTACACAGTTTGGAGGTACAACACTTACAGTGTTTGATATCGCTGGAGCCACAGGCGCAGATGCACAAATTGCACCAGGTCAAGATATGGAAAAGTTCGTTGAAGCAGTACAGAAGTTTAGTAACTTTTTTGCTATCGGTGCGTTTAGTGGCGGTGCATTTAAGATTTACTTAGAACAATCTGGCTGGTCAGCGGCTGACTTACAAACAGAAATACAGGCCATTGGAGGAACAATGGCTAGTGCCACAGTAACAGACGGCACATTATAACAACAATTCCGGGGGGATTAGGATGAACAATATGGATCTAGATGGAGACGGTAAAGTAAGTAAATGGGAATATTTTCCTTATTGGTTTGATAGACTAAGAGTATTTCCTAGATTATTCATTTCAATATACATTTACATGTTTTATCAAGTAACAATGTGGTTCATGGGATTAGAAGATCCTAATATGGCACAAGCAGGTTTAGTAAGCGTTGTAACAGGCGCAGGTGCGGCTTGGTTTGGACTGTACGTAAACAGCAAAAGTGATGCTGTGGTTAAAGTTCCAGAACAAACAGGCAGTATAAAAGCAAGTCCATCAACACGTAAAAAAGAAGAACCAGTAATTATGCCACAAAGCAACGAAGCGGAAGGCTAAACATGAAGTATCAACACCATATACAATTAAACACGGCTAATCAACTACCAGGTGCAAGTGCAATACTATGGTATCAAACTGTAAAAGAGTATGGACCTGATAATATTACACTAACATATCAGCATAATGGTAATTGGGTAGCAATGGAATATGGTACAGCAGAAGGTGAAGAGTTCCCACACCAACTAATAGTTCCACTTGAAAGAGACCTTACACCAGATGAAGCAATGTTTATAGTTGAAGCATGGACTGCAATGGCGGGTGAAGGTGATTTTGATATTGAAACTAGCAATCAATATAGGCAACAAGGTTTTGGTAATTTTGTTAACAGCCTTGATATACAACCTGAGATTACAGAACAAGTAACCTATGATATGAGTAAATTTAATCATAATCGTTGGGTTAGTAATAAGGTAAATGAAGGTTGGCGTTGGGGTTCTCACTACTCAAGCACTAATAAAACACACCCTGCTTTAAAAGATTGGGATACCCTACCTGAAAGTCATAGGCGTATACCAGACTATGAAAGCACAGATATCATGGAATGGTTAAAACAGAATAAAATTATTTGACATATATGGATTTAGGTGTTATAGTAGCACTATGTTTATTTTGTTAGGATTATTTTATGGCTAGAATTGGCTTTGCATGTAAATATATGCACCATGACAGAACACTAAAGAAAAAAGAACTAGAAGCTATTGAGCGTCAGTACAACAATAGATGTACGACAGTGCAATGGCTTAATAGACAAACTAAGGATGTCGCAGAAGAACGTTTGTGGGACCTTATGGTACACAACATTAAGAGCTACGATAATCTTATCAGTTATGTAGGAGAACTTCCAAATGAGCTTCGTATGGTCAGACTGGGTAGCGATGTACTTCCTGTTTATACCGAGCCTACTTGGGGTTATTTTTGGCGTATTAGTGATGTACGTGAATACTGCGAAAGAGAATTCGCAAAAGTTGGTGAAAAAGCAAGAGCCCTCGATGTCCGTTGTTCAATGCACCCAGGACCATTTACAGTCCTAGCAAGTGATAATCCGGATGTTGTAGAGCGTAGTTTAGAGGAGTTTGAGTATCATGTTGACGTCGCCAGGTGGATGGGCTTCGGCCGAGAATTTCAAGACTTCAAGATCAACGTACACATCTCAGGTCGCAAGGGTCCTGCCGGCATCGCCGACATCTACCCAAGACTATCTGAGGAAGCGAAAAACACAATTACAATCGAAAACGACGAAAACTCGTGGGGACTCGACGCAAGTCTTCAACTCCCAGACTGCATTCCACTCGTACTCGACATACACCATCACTGGTGCAAAGAAGGTGAATATATACGTCCCACCGACGATAGATTTTCTCGCATAGTGGATACATGGCGTGGTGTTACACCTGTTATTCATTACAGTGTATCACGTGAAGATTATATTCCAGAACATGCTACAGACACACTTCCAAACAAAGAATTACTTCTTGAACAGGGTTACAAGAAAGCAAAACTACGTGCCCACAGTGATTACATGTGGAATTCAGCAGTAAATGATTGGGCCTTAGAGTTTCTTCCATATGCAGATATTATGGTAGAAAGCAAATGCAAACAACTTGCAAGCAGAAAACTATGGGAGTATAAATGCCAGATGGCTGGGTAATACAAGTACCCGTAGGGGATGAATGGATGACTGTAACCTATTTTGGACAGGATGATAACATTTTACCCTGTGTATATGACACATATGAACAAGCAAAAGAAGCAAGTAAGGTATACAATGTATGCCAAATAATCGAATATTTTCCAGAAGAAATAACATTTTTAGGTTGACAGTAAGGCATCTTGGTGCTATACTCTATATATAAGCTAAAAAATTAAGGAGAATGTTTATGTTTTGTAATGAGAATCTTACTAGTGTTGTAGAAGCATTAAATGATTTGATTCCAATGGAAGGTTCAGTAACCAATCCTGTTAAGAATAGAAAATTAGAACAGTACAGGGTTGCACAAAACGTAACATATGATATCTTTAACAATGGACTTGGCAACAAAGGTAGAAGTCTAAAGGCATTAGGACTTAAGATGTATGATCTCCCACTAGATTATTACAGAGGTGGTGAATGTATACAACGTGCTAATTGGACTAGGATTAAAGAAATCGTAGAGCCAATTATGGAAAAGAAGATTATGTTGGCGGCTGTTGAACAGGGCATTGAAATGGAACTTGTTCCTAATGCTAATACTGGAAAATTGGAATTAGAAGCGGCTTGAATTTACAACCAACACTTTACAAAGACAATCTAAACATTAAACCACTGGTTAGTGCAGATTACGAAGAGATGTATTCTGCCGCCAGTGATCCTGCCATCTGGGCTGGCATGCCCGCAAAAAATAGATGGAAAAAGACTCCCTTTACAAAATGGTTTGAATTTATGGTTGATGTTGGTTCTCTTACTATACGAGAACAGGACAAAATCATTGGTGCCACACGTTACTATATTATGCCTGAAGATAGACTCTTTATGGGAAGTACATTCTTAATAAGAGATTGTTGGGGAGGCGATTATAACTGGAAATTTAGATATATGCTAATTGATTATGCATTTGAGTATTATGATAAAGTTCATATACATATGACGCATGACAATAAACGTAATATAAGAGCTACAGAGAAACTTGGTTTTACCCATGTATATGACGAAGAAGTATTTCTAGGCTTTGGAAAAAAGCAAAATTTTATGACTTTTTTACTTGACAAGTAAGACATCTTAGTGTATAGTAAGAGTATAGTTAGAAACAAACGAGGTACATTATGAAATATTGGGTTGCAGGAACTGTTATTACTTTTGGTATTTTAACAGGTATGAATCAAGCGATGGCTTTTCAAACATCACTCCCTGATACAGATGTTCCTATTGCTATGGATAATGTGTTTAAGCCTAGCACTACAGGTATTAAGAATAAGATTTTAGAGCCTAACAATATTGCTTGGAACAAAAGTGTTCTTACAGGTAAAATTGATGGTGAAACTGTGTATCGTTTCCAAACAAAGTTTGGTGTGCAGAACGAAGGTGCCCAGGACCAAGCAGGTCAGGAAAATTACAAAAAGTCACGTGCTGAATATAAAGTAAAAGACAAGTATGCTTTTCGTGAAGGTGACACAGTAACTTACAAATATAGTTTTTATGTTCCTGAGGAAATTAAACTCAGTGGACAACGTACACATTTTACAGGTCAGTGGAAAAATTTTAAGGCTGGCGTAATTGTATATGGTATAACTACTGCTCCAGCCAGTGGTGCAGTAAATTTGTTTGATGACTGGTATAAGAAAAGTGAATATGCTCCAGCAGTACAGCCTGAGGACCTCATTTTTACATACCGTGGTATCCTAGATAATGATAGTAAGCACTATAAGTCTAGTGCAATTACACTTGCTAAAAAAGGTGAATGGCAGGGTAAGTGGCATACTGTAGAAATTACTACACATGTAGATGATAACGGTACTTTTAAGTTTGTTTTCAACGGTAAAACAATTATTGATTGTACAAGTTGTGATGCAATGCCTAATGAAAAGCATGACCAGTTTTATGAAGATGACTGGGCATTCGATAACCATGCAAAAGACGGACTTATGTTTCAGTTTGGTGCATACCAGTTTGCATACGATACAAAGCGAATTGATCCTACTAAAAATGTAAACACTGTTGTTTACATGAAAGACATGGTAATCCAAAAAATTAAGTAAATTACAATGCCATAAATACTATTATGGACAACATTGTATTTCCAATGCCTGATATGTTTGATCTTGATGCTATAAGCGAGATAGCATATAGAAACTTAGAAGGCAATACCCACAGAAGATTAGCAGATGATGAACCTTATATGGCTCAGTTGAGGGAACAATACCCTTGGCTGAGTAAGTCTTATCATGTGTACAAACCTAAAAAACAAATGCAACTACATGTAGATAGTAATAGAACTTGTGCCATTAATATTCCTGTACGTTGTGATAATAGTGAAACAATAGTATATGAATGGATTAATGAAAGGTTTGGTGATTATGATGAGAAACGTAAACTATATAATATTTCAGAATCAGATGTTAGAGAAGTACATAGGTTTACACTAACAGAACCTGTATTGTTTAATACCACAATGCCACACAAGGTAGAAGTTACAGGATCTGATAGACGTATAAGTATAAGTTGGAATGTTAATGGAACATTTGAAGAGATAAAGAATAAATACATACATGCAAATAGATGAGATCACACGACTTAAAAAACTAGCAGGTATTCACATGGACAAAGAAGGTGACCGTGTGGATAGTGATGATGAGAGTAATATCAGTGTAACTGGTACTGAAAAGGGACAGTATATGCGAAAGCATAACATTGTACCCGGTAGTGCTGAATGGTTTAAGTTGTGGTTTGCAAAGCCAAAACTAACTGGTGAGAACCCTACACCAAAAGCAGGTAAATAATAGTATGAGAATTACAGAAGTAGACAATGAAATTTCATCAGCAGAACTAGATAATGTTGAACGATTTGCAGACAAAATGTTTGGCAAAATAGGTATTGATGTGGAATTTACACGTCACTTCTTAGATAGAGTTAATGATGAGCGTAACGTTAAACCAATTACAGTAAGCGAGCTCATTCGTATATTCAAACAAGAATACAAGCGTTGGGGAAATCCTATAAAAAAATTAGGCCCTGATGCTGAAGCAGTAATGAAAGATATGAAAACGGATATTAATATACCCTTTGCATTGCGTTGGGATCCCCGAAATCAAGAACTGGATTTAATTGCAAAAACAGTTATGAGGAAAAAGGACTTCCGTACTCCTAATCAGGAGTTTCCGGTTGAGTCCAAAAAGCTCGCTACTCCGGTAGCGAACGAGGGGGGAGCAATGTCGGGTGCTGAGAAATCTCACCCGACAACGCTAAAAGAAAGTGGTTCCGCTCCAGGAGTTGGGTCTATCCATAGAGATGAGATTGAACCAACACTAGGTCCTATATCTAAGTTATTAGGTGTTAATCTAGTAAATCAAGCATTAGGCAGTGTGGGTAAAAAACAGTTCAGTGGTGATATTGATGTAGCATTAAATATAACACCTGATCAGACAGATGAATTTACTAAAACATTAGAAAAGAATTCCAATGTATTCTTGTATGTAGAAAAAACAAGTGTATGGATAACAAAGATTAAAATTCAAAACTATGATGCAAAAAGGCCATTTATTGATCCTGAAACAGGAAAAAATATGGGACCACCAGAAGGACGTACAGGTTTTGTACAATTAGATTTTATGCCAGGTGATCCAGGTTGGTTAAAGACATATTATCATTCTCCTACAGAAGAGGAATCAAAATATAAAGGCGTATTCCGTAACTTAATGATTGGTGCTATTGCAGGAGTATTTGATAGACAGGATTCACAAGAAAAGATAGAAGATGGTAGACCTAAAGAAAGTAGACGCTGGATGTGGTCACCTAGAGATGGATTAATTAAAGTACAACGTACACCTACACCTAATAAAGCAGGTACAGGATATACAAAACAGAACACAAATAAAATTATACAAGGGCCATTTAAGACAGCAGATGAAATTGCTAATACATTAAATGTAGAACCAAAAGATTTAAATAGTTTTGAAACCTTATTAGATGCTATCAAAGCAAAGTATGATCCTAGTATTGTACAGAGGATTATTGATAATTTTAAAACTAACAAAACAGTACAAGACATCGGCGTTCCAAGCGAACTCGAAAGTTAAGAAATGCTTCAACCCGTAATTGAAAAACCTTCATATATTCCTAATACCATTGACCCAATGAAATACTGTATTTTTACTAGTAATTACAGTTTCATTGACAATGATGGCTATGTTGCTTTATGTTGTAAGAACTTAAAGTATAAAATATCACCATACAATATTAAAGACTATAAACTCAGTGAAATATGGCAATCACCTGAAATGAATGATGTACGTAAGATGTTAGCAGATGGTAAGGAACCTTTAGGTTGTAATAAATGTTTTGATCCTGAACGTAATGGTGTACGTAGTTTTAGACAAAAAACATTAGGTATGATTAATAGAGGAGTTCCATTTGAGGACACAAAAATACGTGCATTAGATTTACGTCTAGGTAACATATGTAATCTAGCATGTATAATGTGTTTTGCAGGTAATAGTAACAGAATATATCAGCACTTACCTAAAATGGCCAAACATTTTAAGTGGCAAGAAGATAGATTAGAATCACAACTAGATAAGTTTCATAAAAGACATTATGATTGGAGTGATGATCCACAAGCATGGGATAACATTTTAAGTAGCATTGACGAAAATTTAAGACATCTTTATCTAGCAGGTGGTGAGCCATTTTATCTTAAAAACTTTCCTAGCACTGTAGAACGTATATGGAAAACAGCACCAAATGCAAAAATTGCTATTAATACAAATGGTACACGTTTACTACGTGAAAAGGATTTAGCAAAACTGAGACACATACAGGGCATTAAGATACGACTTAGTGTAGATGGTTGGGGACCAGCAGAAGAGTATACCAGACAGGATACTGTATGGGAAGAAAAGTTAGAAGTTATGGACCAGTATTATAAAGAATTTGGTGTACAAGTATGGGACATTACTGCTAATCCATTAAGTGTGAGACATATTCCTAAACTTATTGATTATTTGTGGAGCAAATATCCAAATAGTAAAGTTCAAGTTAGACCTGTTATCAACAAGTATGAACTTATGATGGATAATATTCCTGCACATTTTAGACAGGAAAGTTTAGATTTCTTTATTAAACATAAAGACAAGTTAGAAGGAATTGATCATGTTATTCATGAGATGCAAAAGCCACATAATGAAGATGAAAATAAACGAAAGTCCATGAAACGCTTCGTAAATTATTACGATACACATGGTACTTTAACATTAGATAGTTTTGATCCAGAATTAGCAGAATGGATAAATACTTAAAACAATAGAAGGTGAGAACCATGCGTATAAATCAAATCACAGAAAACCGTATGTTAGATGAAGTCACATATGATGACGATGATATGTTCTTTGAAGATTATGGCGTCATGTATTACAATGACGATGACGATCCTATTGACGAAGCAGAATATCAGGGACGTAAAGTCAAACTTGGAAAGCCTATGGCAGGTGATGTTAAAAAGTTTAAAGTATACGTCAAGAATCCAAAAGGTAACGTAGTTAAAGTTAACTTTGGACAAAAGGGTGTAAAAATTAAAAAGTCAAACCCAGCAAGACGTAAGAGCTTTAGAGCAAGACATAACTGTGCTAATCCAGGACCACGCCATAAGGCACGTTACTGGAGCTGTCGTAAATGGTAACCAGGGCGAGAGCAATACTGCCCGATGAGGGCTATACAGAATACGGATATAGAGGCCTCGAAGAGATAAGACAGGCAAATGAGAAAATTGCCCAACTTGAAGAAAAGATTAAAGACTTAGAAGAACAGTTAAAAAATGAAGATAACAAACATACTACCTGACAAATACACTAAAAAAGGCACTTGGATTAAAGATGGTGTGCTAATGTGCAATAAAGATTGCTGTGGAGCACCTGTCAGTGAATGTTCTTGTGATTCAAGTTGTAAAAAATGTAACTGTTATAATTTAAAAGAAGATGGTGTAATTGTTCCAGGTGTTAACACTACAGTAGATGTAAAGCCTGGCGAAACAGAAAGACAAGCCGCAAAGTTTTTTGGACATAATAAAAATTTATTAAAGAAAAGAAATGCAAAAGATCCAATACATACCTTATATAATATGGGACTTGTAAACGAATCCGCAGATATTGTATGGGAAAAAGTTGTAAAACAAAGTGACCCATTAATTGTTTTAGATAAAGTAGCAACACGTAAAGACAATAGTGCATTTCCTGTAAGAATGTATGATGGTTCAACTATTGGCGTAACGCCAAACACTGCAAAACGTATTATTGATGTATACGATAACTTAGAAGATGACAAGAAAAAGAAAGTTGAATGGTTCCTAAGAACTAAAAATGGTTTTAAAGAACTTGCACAACTAGTAATGGGTCGTTCACCTGCAATGACAACTTCCAGAGCATTACAGGATCATGTGGAAAAGGCTTATGAAGCAACCGCCACAGTGGGACGGAAAGTTAGTACTAATACTACCTCTGGTCCACAGGGTACTACTACTAATTTTAGTAGGACTATGCAGGGTACTGACCATAATACTAAAAAAACAAATTGGTACCAGGACAAAAGTACATCTGTAGAAAAAGGTGGTAAAGTAAACACTACTTCAAGTTCATCTCATGCTGATGATACTGGACAAGTAACTTTTCTTAAAACTAAAAATGGCAAAACAGTGCAGGACACAAGTAGATATGAACGCCCTGTTGCTATTGCTATGAAACGCCAAACACAAAAAGCACTTAATGCTGATGTTGATAGATTGAAACAACTTGCTGGTGTAAGAGAGCAAGGTTCAACTCAACGTTTAAGAGCTCAACCACATATGACCGGATTAGAAAATCCTTATCAAAAACAAAACAAAAAAGAACTTAAAGTATTCACGCCTGCGTACAAGAAAATGTATGACAAGGCTAAAGCGGCTCAAGCCAACGCAGATAGAACTGGTGGCCCAGGTGCAAGTTTCGACGTGCCAGTTAGTAAACCAAAGTTTAGTCCAGAAGTACTGCCGCCTAGAACTACTCCAAAAAAGCCTAGAACCTAATGCACCCTTACAATTATTGTGTGTATCCTTTTAATTATGCACATATAGGGCACAAAGGTATTCCTGCCCTGTGTTGTAATAATGGAGAATACAGATTACCCTACAATATAAAAAGAAATAGTCTTAAAACTATTTGGAACAGTAAAGCAATCCAAAAAGTAAGAGACCAATTCACTACGGGCAAATGTCCTAGTGGTTGTGAACATTGTTTTAAACCTGAATCAGAAGGTGTACGTAGTTTTAGACAAAAAGCATTAAGAGGAACGTTTGGTACAAATGATCCTTTTGAAGATACTGTAATACGTGGACTTGATCTACGTATGGGAAATACATGCAATCTAAAATGTATTATGTGTAACAGTTATAGTTCAGTACAACTTTATAAACTAGTGCCTGAAATGGGCAAGCATTATAATTGGGATCAGGGTACAGTTGATAGGATTATGATAGATCATGATCCAAAAACAATGGACTGGTGCAATGATGAAAAAGCATGGCAAAACATATTTAAAGGTATAGATGAAAACCTACAGCATGTATATATGGCTGGTGGTGAACCATTTTACGTCAACGATTTTGAAGATATGTTACACAATATGATGGGCTATGCACCTAATGCAAAGTACGTTATTAACACAAATGGTACAAGGTTATTAAAAGACAAAGATATAGAACGTTTTAAAAAGTATAATTTACATATGCGTGTTAGTATAGATGGCATGGGTCAAGTAGATGAATATGTAAGACAGGGTACAGACTTTAGCCATAAACTAGCAGTAATGCATCAATATCATAAACATTTTAACATTGAATGTTGGGATATTACTGTTAACAGTTTAAGTGTAAGAGTTGTACATAGATTGATTTTATATCTAAAAGCAGAGTTTCCTGATACGCAGATAAACATTAGGCCTGCATATGGTAACAATCCATTACATTTATGGAGATTACCTAGTGGTTTCAGGGCAAATATATTAGATTGGTTTCTAGAACATAAGGATATTGCTTGGGGAAGTGACCATATAATAAGTGAACTAAGAAAACCCTATGAACCATATAATGAAAAAATGAAACAAGTTGTACAATTTTGGGATAATAGAGGACAAGTTAAGTTAGAGGACTTTGATCCTGATTTGGCTAAATACTTATATGAAAATCCATGATATAGATGAAAGCCCTATTGGCGATTTGAAACGTTTTGTGCATAGAAATGCCTATCCAGGCCACTATGACAAGGCGGCTAATTATCTATACAAGGTTTTAAAACGCAAGCAGGAAGAAAATCAAGGTAACTGGAGACATGCGTTTGGTTATTATGCACAGCAAATAGGCAAAAGTTTCAAAGATATTGATACTAGAAACTTAATGAAAATATTTAAACAAAGATATGGCGATGAATTTCCTAAACTTGTAAAAGAATTTAAAATAGTAAAACCTGATCCGAAAGATACTATGGGTATTAAACGTACTGAAATGCCACAAGTAGCAACAAAAGACTATCCTGAATTCATGGATTACCTCAAGGACAATGGTGCAGAATTTAGAAAAGAAACAGTATCTGCAAAATCACTAAAAGCAGTACAAGGTGAATTCAGTGATCAGGGAGTAGAAAAAGCTCTACGTAAAAGTAAATTAAAAAAGGCTAGTATAGTTAGCAGTGATAACTATATTATTGATGGACATCATCGATGGGTGGCGGCACTTAATACAGGACAAGATGTAGATATTATTCGTGTTAATATGCCAGCAAAAGAATTATTAAAACTTGTAAAAGATTTTAGTAAAACAACTTACAAAGATATCTATACAGAAAAGTCATCTCAAGCATTGGGTATTCCTAAAGGTGCTACACTAGCACAGTTAGATAAAATTGCTAGTACTGCAACTGGTGCAAAGAGAGAGCGAGCTCACTATCTTAGAAATATGCGACGTGGTAAACAAAAGAATGAAGACACTACAATGTTATACCATGCAACATACAAACCGTTTTTGGACAGTATTATGAAGAACGGATTAGGTGGTAAAGGTGCACAAGCACAGTGGGAAGATAGTAAGCCTGGGTATGTATACCTTGCCAAAGATCCTGAAGTTGCTCGTAGTCATGCTGAAGCAAACGAAGAAGTGCCAGACGAATACATTGACGACATTGTTGTGTTGAGTATAGATGCTAGTCAACTAGACCAGAATAACCTAGAAAATGATCCAAATGTACAAGATGATGATAGCACACTGGCATACAAAGGCATTATTCCTAGTACGGCATTTACTGTACAAATGAATGAAAGTTTAACTGAAGGTTATAAATTACAGTTAGAACGTGGTAAAGACATGGATGTTTTACACATTTATGATACAAAAACAAGACAGCGTACTGAAGTTCGTGGCAAGCCTGGTTATGAAATTAAACATGATGCAAATGATAAACTTCACAAACTTATTGACAAAATTGGCAAGGCTGTTAATATAAGTGAGTTAATGAATGGAGAAGTAGTAAGTATAAATCCTAATCATCCACAAGGAGATTTAGCAAAGAAACTTACAACCAAAGCATTTAATGAAGAAGTTTTACCAGTAAAGAATATTATGAGCAAAGAGCTTTTACAACTAGATAACGCATTTAAGAAAAAAGGACATGAATTAAGAATTGTAGGTGGTGCTGTTAGAGATATGGCTTTAGGCAAGGATCCTAAAGATATAGATTTAGCAACAGATGCAACACCAGATGAAATGGAAAGTTTGTTTGATGCAGTGGGTATTAAGCATATTCCAACAGGTGTTGAACATGGTACAATTACAGCAGTAATAAATGACATGCCTTTTGAGATTACTACACTTCGTAGTGATCAGGAAACAGATGGCAGATTTGCAAAAGTAGAATTTGTTAAAAGTTGGGAAGAAGATGCTAAACGTAGAGACCTAACATACAATGCTATGAGTATGGACTTCGATGGTAACTTATACGATTATCATGGCGGTATGGATGATCTACAGGATAAAGTAAGCAAATTTGTTGGTGATCCTGCAGAACGTATACAGGAAGATTACCTACGTGCTTTACGTTATTTTAGATTCCAAGGACGTTTAGATAATCCAAAGTTTGATGAGGATACACTAAAAGCAATTACAGCAAACAAAGAAGGTTTAAAGAAACTAAGTGTAGAACGAGTATGGAGCGAGGTTGGCAAAATACTTGGCGGTAATAATATTAAAGAAGTACTTACTGCAATGAATAACACAGGCGTTTCACAATCAATAGGATTGCAAGCAGAAATACACAAGGACTTAATGGACGGTGGAGATCCAATAATTAATCTTGCTAGAATTACAAATGATAGTTCTATTAGTGCAAAGTGGAAAATGAGTAATGAGGAAAAGGCTAAGTTAGATTTTCTTATTAGTAATAAAGGCAAAAAGTTTAACAAAGACTTTTATACTGATAGTATTATTGCTGGTACAGATCGTAAATTACTAGACGCATTGGCTAGATATAATAATCAAGATGACATGATACAGTATGTAAGTAACTTTGAAGCACCAGAGTTTCCTGTTACTGGTAATGACTTAATTGCAAAAGGCATGAAGTCAGGACCTGAATTAGGTAAAGCACTTAATGCACTTAAAGACAAATGGAAACAAAGTGGGTATAAAGCAACTAAAGATCAACTGTTAGGAGAAAACACACCTGGTAGTATTGCCTCCCAAATAAATTGGGGAGGTAAAAACAAAGATACTAAAGTTAAAAAGACACAGAATTGGTTTACTAAAGCAAAGAAAGCAGTCTTCGGAGAAGATGAAGAGAAGCCACATCTATACTTGGATATGGATGGAGTACAAGCAGACTTTTTTGGTGCTTGGGCAAAATGGTACAGCAATAAGACTGGCAAACAAGTTACAAGTTATAAAGATATTGGAGATGCTGAAGCACAACTAGCGAGTATAATGGAACTTACAAATCAAGGTCCTGAATTTGTAGAACAATTCTTTGCAAACTTAGAACCATTACAAGGGTTTTCAAGTGTGTTAAATTGGATAAAGAAAAATAATATTCCTTATTCTATATTGAGTGCTCCTTTACGTGGCAATAACAATGCCAGTATTGCAGGTAAGAAGTCTTGGTTAGCAAGACACAATCCAGGTTCTCAACAGGAAATTTTTACAGGTAGAAAAGAATCATATGCAATTAATAAACAAACTAAAAAACCAAATGTATTAATTGATGATCATGGAAAGTACATTGATAGGTGGACAAGCAGAGGCGGTATTGCAATTAAACATGCTAATAGTAGTCCACAATCAACTATTCAAGCATTAGAAAAAATTTATAATAATTTAGAAGAACATGGTTTTGTACCTATGTATTCAACAATGAAAGCATATGGTATGAAACGTAAAACAACAAACGGACAAAAACATTTTGTTACTGATGATGTAAATGAACGTAGTCTTACCAAAGGCGAAGAAAAGAAAAAAGAAAAGTACGTCAAAGGTATGAAGAAAAGAAAAAAAGAATTTAAAGATCGTTACGGCGATGAAGCAGAAGCAGTAATGTATGCCACAGCAACAAAGATGGCGAAGGGTAAATGATATGCGTATAAATGAAATTACAAATTACGGAGCAGTTCCAAAGGGTACTGATAAAATCTCCACTAAACAAAATATTACTACACGAACAACACAAGCACCTTCAGGAAGATCTAGTGAAAAAGTATCAACTCGAAATATTCGTAATACTCAAAATACCGGAACAACTGATGTATTCAAAAGATCAGTAACAACTACAAACCCTGATAATACTAGAAGTAAACATTCGTCAAAAACTTTAGTAAGGCCAGATAATACATTTAGTACTACTACAACTAAAACAGATGCTAAGGGTAATAAAACTGTTACTAAAAACAAAGGCTATGATAGTATTTTTAAACATAGGCCTCAGTCATTAAAAGATGATGCTAATGTTTTTAAAAAAGGCGCTTCTGATGCTGAGACAGCGGCTAGAAATACAGTTAGAATGCACAACAAAATAGATGCTAAACTGGCTAACACGCCTAGTATTGCAAAGACAAAACAATATAAAGATTATAAAAAAGGCAATCAGCAACGTAAAACAGCCGCAATGAAACAGGGCATGCCATATGGAAGACAAGATGGACCGGGTACTGGCGCAAATTCAAAACAAGGCGGAGCATTAAAACCTATTCCAGGTCTTAAAAAATAACATGGTGGAAAAGACAACGGTCAGTGAAGTATTAAATAATACACAAGTCATAAATGATCCCTTCCCACATATGATAATAGATGACTTTTTGTCTGAAGATGCCTTTAAAGAGCTTGCAAACGTGGTAAGCAATACACATAGCGGTGTAAAAGAAAGTGCAAGTGTTGATAACCAAATTATTATAGATACAAGAGATACTATAGAGTTTCCAGAATTTTGGAATAATTGGTATGATGTATTTGATAGTAGTGAAGTAAAAAATATACTAAAACAAAAATACAATATTAAAGAAGACTTTGATAATATGAGATGTGATATACACAAGTGTGAACCTGGATTTAAATTAGGAAGACATAATGATGTTAAAAAAGGCCATAACAGGCTGTTAAGTTTGCAGATCTATATTAGTGAAAACGATAGTGATAATGGTGTTGTTTTAAATGATACTAAACATATAGAAAATAAACCAAACAGAGCATGGACTTTTGTATCTAGCCCTGATTCATGGCATAGCGTACCTAATGTAACAAAGACAAGACACAGTGTATTAATGAAATATATAAGTTACTAATGATTTATGCAAATGGTTGTTCCTTTGTAATGGGACAAGAACTAGTAGATAACCATTCATTAAACATGGAAAATAAACGCTCTGCTTTTCCAGCAAAATTGGGTGCATATAATGATGCATGGAGCGGTAGTAGCAACCATGCTATAATGAACAGAACTTTAGACTATTGTAAAAATAATAAAGTTGAAATTGCAATAGTAGGTTGGACTGCATATTCAAGAGTATTAACACTGGGTGATAATCCAAGAAACGACAGGCTAGGACAGTTTACAGCAAAGCCCACTACAAAAGATGCTCCTATGCATGAAAAGTATTATCACAATGATGAAATGCTTAAACAGTGGTCTAGAAATGTAATAGAATGTACATACTATTGGTTAAAGTCAAATAATATAATTCCAATATTTTTTAACAGTATGGACAAATTTAAAACAGACGTACCAATGTTGTGGGACGGATTAAGTTGGCGTAATGTATATCATGATCAATTTAATTTAGAAGTGAATTTTGAAAGACACCCCGATCAAAAAATGCACGACTGGATGGCAGATTATTTGAAAAATGAAATCACTAAGAGTAAGACGTCTTACTGAACAAGACGTAAAAGAAGTAGAAGAATTAATAGATGACGACACTGCAAAATTAACTGATCTGCAGGTACCTTTTATGTTGACAAATGCTTTTATATTTGTTAATACATACAGAACATATGGTTGTTGGAGTAATAGTAAACTCATAGGTGCATTTGAACTAAAGTCAGATGGTGAAGTAAGTTATCTAGTACACAAAGATTACAGAAAACAAAACGTGGCAACCGAGATGTTAAAATTAGCAAAGCGTGTAGCAAGGAAAGATTTTCAGTTAAATACATTGTATTGCGTAATTAAAGATGACAATATACCTAGCATACGAACAGCAGAGAAATTGGGGTTCAATGTATATCATGGCAAGTAAAAAATTTAACACAAAAGTCCTGAATGACACTCATGGACCTATGAATTCAGTTAGTAAAGATGATGCTCTTGCATATGTGGGAGTTAAAGGTGTAAAGCATTTAAGTAAATTAGATGCAGAGCTAAAACGAGAAGTCTTAGCAAAAAAACGTAAACTTGTTAATAGCACCAAAAAACAAGACAGGCGTGATAGCAAACGTATAATAAAAAATATATGAGGTAAAAATGGATGAAAATTTAGTAGACAAGGATGGAAAGCCAATTGAATTAGTTAAAAAGGCAAACCAGAATCAGCAAGGAAACTATTATCAGAAATGGTTAGACTCTGATAAAACTAAGTTCGAACCTACTCCAGAAGACCTTAAATGTGAACTACAACTAAGTGCATTAGATGTATGGGAGCCTTTAAAGTATGAGTTTGATTTAGGACACTTTAAAAAACAAATGGCAAAGTATGAGGACAAATGGGTTCCATATTTACGCAGAGAAGGTGTTGTAAACAATAGAGAAGGTTTGTGTTTAATGGGTATGCCAGGAGATGACTATAATGATGGTCTTAGTATGCCTGAAGCAAGGCGTAGGCATGGAAGAAAATTAGATGAATGTGATTTCAATGCAAAAACAGAACTGTATAATGACTTAACTAGTTTGCATCCTATGTTGGAGTTTTTCCAACCATTAGGACGTACAATGATTGTTAACACACATGCAGGTGGTTGGTTCCCTCCGCATAAGGATAATCCACAATTAACTAGAAGTACATTTAGAATTGTGGCATTTCTAAGTAGAGCTACACAACATGATGCTTATGAATGGGAAATGGCTGGTCAAAAGTGGCCTATTACACCAGGAAAAGCATATTATGTAGATACACGTAAAACACACCGCACACACAGTTGGTTTAATAATAGTTTACACCTAGTAGTAAACGTGCCTAAGACATGGGAGAACGTAATGAAACTCATGTCAGTAACACAAAATTACTAAGTATTTTGCTAAATACAGTATAAGGTATATGTGCGATGAATATAAATGAAATTGCAGAAAACATGTCAGGTTCTTTTGCTACCAGTATGGGTGGTGGAAACGGATTTGCGAATGGTGGTCCTGGTATAATAAAGCGTATCAAGAAAAAAGCCAAGGAAAGTGTATATGCAATGAATAAAGACGAACCCAACAATCCTGAAGTAATAGTGCAAGGCTATGGTAGACTTAGCATGAACGGATTAAAAAGAGACGTCACAGATATGCTAACAGGATTAGCAGAATTTGCAGAGCGTGATGATTGGGAACGTGTAGAATATGAAATTACAAGAGGCACATTCATGCCAAAACTTAATGCTTTAGTAAAAGCGTTAGAAGATTTAGAATCACTCCGTAAAAAAGGCGGAACACAATCACGAGGAATAACCAAGAGGTAACGACATGTCAGAGAAGAAAATTGACAACACCTTTATGAGAGCTATGGACCAAGTTAATAGTCTGGAAAAAGTTTTTAGAGAAGGTGGATTATTAGAAAAAGCAGTTATGGACATCAAGGGTGATGTTGCATGGCTCAAAGATATTAGAGAGGCATTATCAAATGCTTACGAAAGTCTAGAAGATGGACACCAAGGCACAACAGGACATTTAGATGTTCCTGAAGAAAGTGTTGAAGAAGGTAGAATGGGCTTTAAAGACTTAGATAAACTAGGCAGAGAAAATGCAAGTAAAGTTGACCAAGAGGCACGCCGTCAAGGTAGTGCTGATATGGAGCCTGGCGATGCAGATGAGCTACGTTATAAGATTGCTAAAAAGATGGGCTTAGTTGAAGGTGTATTAGATGCAGATGATGATGACGGCTTTATGGCACGTTCACAACTGTATTTCATGGCACGTGATGCCATTACACTACACGGAATGATTGATGATAGAGATAATTTAGAAGGTTGGGTACAAAGTAAAATTGCACAATCCGCAGAAGCAATTGACGCTGTTCGTCGTTACACAGAGTACAATGCAGAAAAACAAGCGGCAGGTATGGGCGATGACATGGATGACATGGAAGAAGGCTATACAATTTTACCTCCAATGGATACAGAAAAATACCAAGCTCGTGATGGTTTAGAAGGTCCAATTCCAACAAAAAGTGGTAAGGTTTTATATTACGATAACAAGATGGGAAAATACTATGACCCAGATACTGACCAGTATATTGAATATGATGAGTGGAAACAGTATGATGAGAGTATGGTAGAGAGCATCATGGAAGATTGTGGATGTGAGCAACCACAGGACTTGACTCCTATAATGCGTTATATGCAACTAAAAGCAGAAGGCAGAGAAGACGAAGCACAACAGTTAGCAGAAGCAGTGCCATTACTGATTCCTATTGCAGGGCAGTTAGGAAGAATGGCATTACAAAAAGCACTTCCATTTGTTATTAGACAAATTGCAGGTAAGGGTGCAGGCAACGTTGCGAAAAAACTTGCACAACGTGGTGTAAAGAAAACTGGCAAAATTATGAAACGTGCTTTACGTAGTAAAAAGAATAAAGCAAAAGCAGGTGGTGCGGTAGCAGGTAATGTTGCTATGAGAGGCGATTATGGACCTGATATGGATACAGACGTAAGTATGGATTACCTAACAAAGATGACTTCAAGTGCTGATCAAGGCAAACCAGCAATTACAGAAGCAGGCACTGACTTTCAAGCAATTGGTAGAAAACTAGAAGACATGTCAATGGATTATAAAACACACAAAGCAGATGTTGATAATCTAACAAAGCAACTAGGTCTTAAGGATCCAATGGAAACACTTAACTACTTAGGTCGTGTAGGTGAACACCTTGAACATTATGGTGTAGCAGGTGGGTTTGGTGCAAAGTCATTAGATCAACTAGCACAAAAAGCAATGTTAGATAAAGATATGACTCTTACTATTGTTAAAATGGGTAATGCAAAACTAAAAAAAGAAGGTGATGTAGACGGCTCCAGATATCAAGATGCAAAGCCAGATAACTCAGAGCCTAATGATTATGTAGAAAACTTTGTTAAAAATATAAGAGCACAGTTAGAAGGCAAGTACAAGAACGATGCACAACGCAAAGCGGTACATGCTAGTAAAGCTGAAAAAAAGTAAGGGGGAACTTATGTACGTAACAGAAGCAATGATTCAAAGCATGGAAGAGATGATGAGAAATGCCTCAGACATGGAAAAGTCCATCAAAATGATGATGGAATCAGAAGGAAGAATGCATGGCATCGAATTAGACAGACGCCATAACGCCAGAGATATGTGGTCACAATTAAGTGAAGCAATGGCAAACGCATCTACAAACAGTTCAATGATGACAGAATGGACTGATCCGATGATGCATACACATGAAGATGGTATGGAACATACACATGATGGTGGTGACGTACAACATACACATGCAGATCCAGCGTCAACTGAAGTTGGTGGTTATATTGAACAACCAGATGGTACAATGGAATGGGTAGAGACACCTGCAGATCCAAATAACCAGGAGACATAAAATGAGAGCCTCATACCTACTAGAAGCCAAATACATTTGTGTACATGCTAAAAAAGGCAAATACGAATGTGAAGCAGAGTCCTCATATGGAGCGGCCAAAAAGGCGGCTGAACATTGGGGTTTAAAAGGCACATCAGGCATTGATGCCCATCTTGCTGATAAACCAAAAACTGCAACAGAAGGTATAGAAGGTATGACTCCCAACACACAGGTTAGAGGTATTATGCCTAAACAGCGTAAGCCTTATCATAAGCATAAAATTAAAAGCGATCATGAACCTGAAACAGATTTGTCAGAACGTGGAGTTGACGACGTAGGGCAAAAGATTTACAAAGGCAATACAACTCGTGTTGTTCATACACCAGTAGCAGATAAAAATATAAGTGTTGCTGATAAACGTATAGATAAATTTGCAAGTGATAGAGCTATGGATGATATGACTTACAAAGGTGCTAAAATGAGTAGTAAGGGTACAAATCAAACGATTGCTAAAGCTCAAAATAATATTAAACAAGCCTACACCAAGCAAGATAAAATAGATCAAAGATCAGGTGCTGGCACTAGTTATATAACTAAAGGTAAGCCTATTAAGTTTGGAAACAATAATAGTAATGTAAAAATAGCAATGGATAGTGAAATGAAAAAAAGTAAATCAATGTTAGGCGAAGTTACTAAAGAACTAACAGAAGCAGAATTTGATGAAGCGGCCGGTGAAAAGGACGCTTGTTATAGAAAAGTAAAAAGTCGCTACAAAGTATGGCCTAGTGCATATGCAAGTGGTGCCCTAGTAAAATGTCGTAAAGTTGGAGCGGCCAATTGGGGAAATAAGAGTAAAAAGTGATATTAACTTCCCACCAAGATAGTACAGGTAGTAACTGCCAAAATTGTGGATGGGGAAGTCATTGTGGTACAGCAAGATATGCTGAAGTAAGAGAAAGAAATACAGATTACGAGCCTTACCAAATAAAGGTTTGCAGTAGTTGCAGATGTGAGAAATGTTCAAATGTTGATAAATGAAGTAACAAACGAAGATTTACGTAAATGGTTTAAGGACAAGTGGGTGAATATTGGCAAGAAAGACAAGTCCGGCAAGCACCCGCCTTGTGGTTCTAGTGGAAAGAAAAGTGGTTATGCCAAGTGCGTTCCTTCTTCCAAAGCTAAAAGCATGAGCAAGAAAGATAAAGAATCCGCGGTGCGACGTAAAAGGTCAGCACAAAACAAAGCAGGTCGCGGTGGTAAGAAATCCGGTTCAGGTACTGGAAAGAAGCCTATTAGGGTAGCCACTAAGGCCAAATGACAATGAAAATATTTGATGAAGAGGCATACGCCTCACATCCAGGTTCAAACTGGGTGTATAATAAATTGACTCTATCCGAAAAATTAGGATATGTATGTGGCCCAGCAGGAGTTAAAGTCCCAGAATCAGGAGAATATATTATAAGACCAATAATGAATTTATCTGGTATGGGTATAAAAGCAAAAATAGTTGAATGTAAAAAAGGCAAAACACCTACATGGGAGCCAGGATTATTTTGGTGTGAAGTGTTTAAAGGCAGACATATTAGTGCAGACTTTTTATATAGAAAAGGCGAAAGATTTACAAAATTTGTTAGTGAAGGATTTAATAGTAAAAAAGAATTATACAAGTTTACTCGATGGGACAAATTAGAAAAATTACCAGAAGAGTGTGACATACCAACTTGGTTAGATAGTACATTAAATCCAAATCACTGTAATGTAGAATTTATAGATGGAAAAATTATTGAAGTACATCTTAGGCATGGAACGGATTTTCCGGAAAATGCAACAACGATTATACCAATTTGGAAAGACTCAGACCAGCAAGAACATCATACTTGGATGTCTGCAGGTTATACATATATAGATAATCCAGATGATGCAGATGGCCATCTAGATAATCCCCGAGTTGGTTTTTATTATAAGTAATAGTATAGGAGATAAAAATGTTTGAATGGGATCATTTAACAAAGGCAGGTGCAAGTTGGTTTAGACATTTCTATATGGCTATGTATTATAGTGGTATTGCATTCCTAGTAGGAATATTTGGTATAATACATGCAATCTTTCCTCCAGCATTTGGGTTTTTACCATACAGACTGGCAAAAAAGATTACTGATGGCGCAGAGAAAAACTTTCCAGCCTGTATAATAGACTTAGAAGAAAAAAAGAAATAGTATGAAAATATATATTGACGGTGATGAACTATCTTCCGTTGAGCTTAGACGAAAACTTAATGAACATCCAAGTTACCAAAAAACGTTAACAGCAGAATATAAGGAAAATATTTTAGCAGGTTTACATAATTGGAGATATAGTCTAGGTTACGGATATGGAGATGAAGGTCCAGGATTTGTAAATGTTACAACAAGTGGCACGACTGGATACCCACAACGAATTAGCCACACACGAGATACAATAGAACAAGTAGTTGAAGCAAATATAAAACTACTCAACTTAAATAAAAATAGTATAATTTATAGTTTGTACAGTCCACGAGGTATCGCTTGGACTGTTTTAAATTTGTATTTGGCGGCAAAATTAGATTGCACGTTATACATAGAAAGTTTTAAAGGTATAAGTTATATAGACAGAATTCATAAAACTAGACCTACACATACACTATTGTTACCTAATGCATGGAAGGCTCTACATGGACATCCTAAGTGGCAAGACTTAGACTATAGCAGTGTGGATAGGTTAATTATTGGAAGTGATTTTACTCCAGAAGGTTGCATGAATGAACTTAGACAACACAACCCAAATATTGTTTACAATGTTTACGGAAGCACGGAAGTGCCTCCTATAGTTCTTTACAGTGAAGATGAAAATACATATAGCAAAGATAGTATTCCAGAAGGTTGTAGTGTAAAACTACATAACACACAAATTTGTGCTAAGTGGAGTACACAGGACGAGTATTGGATAAGTGGTGATTGTGTAGAAGGTGATATGGATAGTTTTGTTTTAAATGGCAGAGTTCCTAATATGTTTAAGCAAGATGTATACAGGGTATATCCTGAACAACTTGAAAAAACAGCAGTAGCACTAGGTGCAGATTTAGCCTTATGTCAACAAGTGAAAAACAGATGTGTTCTGCATTATACAGGTAGTATGGATGAACGGGCAGTAGAGGAACGTTACATGGACATACCCCGATTTAGAATGAAGAAAGTCGATGAGATTAAGGTAGACGATAATCTAAGAAAAATAATCAGAACACAGAAGTTTAAGGATTAAGAATGATATACGCAATAGGTACAAGTCACACATATGGAATGTGTAGAGGTATAGAGAATGGTGTTCTTGAAAAAACATGGTGTGATGTACTACAGGAACGAGTAGGAAAACCTGTTATCAATTATGGTAGATCAGGAGTAAACAATTTACAACTTATAGAAATGGCAGAATATATTTGTAAAAATGACAAGCCTGAATTAATTATTGCAGAACTAAGATGGACAACTCATCCACTTATGTATGAGAAGCACAAACCAGAAAAAGCATCTGTAGATCTATTTGCAAAAACAAGGTATAATGGTGGTGGTGATACTGACAAGTATGGTGAACTATATAGGGAAATACATTATGGTTGGGCAAAACATGTAGAGTACATTGAAAAACGTTTTCCAGAATTTACTAGTAATTTAAGTGAACAAGAACTTCAAGATGTTAAGGGTTGGATAAAAGTCAGTTTCCTACATAACATTATGGAAGATCAGTATAAGCGTCAAGCTCTAAGTAATTTTTATCACTTACAAAGTGTATGTGATAATCATAACATACCTCTAAAAATGTTTGTTTGGACTGCAAGTAATTATGCAGATTTAAGTGAAAGCAAATTTGATATGTCTGGATTAGGTACATTTGACTTTTTTAAAGACGGAAAAACATTTATTGAACACGCTGGTGATTGGACTCAACAACATAGATGTGAATGTGAACATTTTAAATTACCAGTACATGAACACTTAGTAGACATTATTGAACAAGAAGTTTTAGATGTTTTTAAATAAATACAATATAAGCAAGGGAGAAAACCATGAGCAGTAAAGACGATACAGGTAAACTCGAGATAGCAGTTCGAATCCTTGGCAATGAATTAGTTGCACTAAAAATGACAGTAGACGACTTCAAAATGAAGTGGTTAGTATATGGAGTGTTAACAGTAGTTGTCCTAGCATGGGCAGGAGGCACATATGGTCCTGCATTATTTGATATGGTAGGTAGTGATGGGTAAGAAACGTAGTAGAGCAAAACAGGTTAGTAAGGGTATTACACACCAAAATAGGAATTCTATTTCAAAAGCAGTACGTAGGGATTATATGAAATCGCCTGAAAGATTGCAAAACCAGTTAGAGGCTCATTTAAAAGGAAAACGTGTAGTATTAACTATAGAAAATCCAAACAAAAATGAAACAAACAAACGTTTTATTAAAGTGGTTTCAACAGACCATTGGAAGAGTGGATTTAGAACAAAATGAGAGCAGACGAATTCTTAGTAGAAGCAGGACTAGAAAACAGTCAATTACGTAAGCACAGCGGAAAATATTTACAAGTGCTTCTTAATAAAATTAAGGCTGGAGATCCGTTAGAGATTGTTCCTGATAAGCAAGCAAGATTTGGCGAAAAAGTTATCGTCGATAAAAAGGCGGCCGATGAATTAATGATGGCTTACTTTGGTACTAAAGAATTTCCTGATGCAGATCAAATGGATCTAGCACCTAATGGAGATATTATTCCTAAAACAGATCCAAGTAAAGTAATACTACAAGCACAGAATGGTGATGAGATTACTATTAGTAGTCTGCAAAAAACACCTGAATATAAAAGTGGTAAAGACTTTAATGCTGGTGATATTGGTGAGGCGGCACTTGGCGCTGGTGTATATGCAGTGTTTGTAAAACGTTCACAAGGTATTACAGAAGCTGACATCTTTGATATATTTAAAAAATTAGAAGGTGGTGAACTTGTAGGTAAAAATAATCTTAAAGGTGGTGTAAGTGGTGATAGTAGTAATGATAAAGTACATTTCAAACTTGCACTTAACACAACAAGTTACAAAGCAGTAGTAGGTGCTGGTAATACAGATAAACCACATGCACAAATTTTAGGCGCAGTAAGGAGCGCCGTCGAGTTTGCAAATAACAATGCAAAGGTTAAAGAAGCACTTACAGCGATCGAAGCTGATAAAGGCGAAAATCAGGTAGTAGTGAATGCAGATGGTGTTTCAGATCAAAGCGTAAAGGCAGATCTTTTCCTTACAGTAGATGGTACAACAGTAAACCTATTAAGTCTGAAAGCGGGTGACGTCAAACAATTTGGACAAGTAAGCGGATACAACTTTGATCAACTAGAACAATTTTTTAATACTAGTTTTGGTGTTAATATTGACAATAGATTAAAGAATGAATTTGCAGATGGTGATCCTGTAACAAGTTTTGAAGCAATACATAAAGTATATAATCAGGTTGCTAAAAGTATAAACAGTGAACTATCAGGCGATAACACACAAAACGAAACACGTTTTGTTGAAAGACTATACAACGGAATTAAACACCACGCCATGAGTGGTGAAGAGGGTACAAACATGGTTATCCTAAAGACAACACCAAACGCACCTGGTTATACAGAACTACAGTTTGGTGAACCATTAAGACAGGCAATGGAAGGCATTGACCTTTACTTAAAGTATGAAGCGCCAGGGCAACGTAAACCTGCAAAGATTGAAGTATGGGGTAAAGGAGATCAAGGTGGTGACGCAATGTTCCTACGCCTACGTAGTAACTTTAAATCTGAGGGCAAGGGTTATGTACGTAATATTGTTGAAATGGGTCCATTGTTAAAAACAATAGCACAATTAGAAAAAAGAATGGTTAAGGGCGGAAAATGATTTGGGATATGATAGAACGTATGGCAAGCGATAGGCTGTGGATTTATACAGCATTAGCAGGAAGCATCTTCGGTGCTCTTTTTGTTGCCTGGGCTACTGACACACGTATTGCATTATGGGCATATGGTAAGTGGTCAGCATTACTTAACTTCTTTGTAGAGCGTTGGGGGTGGACTTGGTTTAAACAAGATCCCAATGCATGGAAAAAACTTAATCCAAACCTATCACGTAAGATTGAAGAACTAGAAAATCGTATCAAAAAACTTGAAAAATAGTCTTGACAATACTTACAGATAGTGTATAATCAACTTATTCAATTACATAGGAGTTAATTATGACAGCGTATTCTAGTGAAGATGTTGACAAGCTAAAGCGTATTATTCAAGAAGGAATTCATGTAACACAGGAAACAGACACCCTTAAAGAAGGGCTACGTGATACTGTAAAGGCTGTTGCCGAAGAACTAGGTATCAAACCTAGTGTACTTAATAAAGCAATTCGTATTGCTTATAAAGCAGAGGCAGGTAAAAACAGAGAAGAATATGAAGAACTAGAGGCAATTCTTGAATCAGTCGGACGAAACCAATAAAATATTTGTAGTATTTGCTAGTGGGCTTTGTGGTGAATTTATCATCTCAATGCTTACTGGCATGCGAGATCCAAATGAGTTTGATAGACTTACTGTAACACATGCAGGTTCATGTCATCTTAATAGACGTGATGAACCTGAGGTTGTATGTAGGAATAGAGAAAAACTTGAAAAACTTTTACAGGAAGAAGAGTATCCTACTTGGCTTGTAAAAGCACATATTAATATTGAAGATAGTGATCTTTTACTAGAACGCTATCCTAATAGTAAAGTTATTGCAATGACACAGGATCATCCTAGAGGATATCAAGGATTTTCAAACTTTCTGTGGAAAGCGGTTCTAGCAGAATGGGACAAATATGGTTGTGATAGTTACAACAAAATGTCAGGGCAAAACATAAAACTAAAAACAGAGATTAACAAGGCTGGTGTAGATGCCTTATATAAAAAGTTTTTAGACCCTGCTCATTATCCAATACAAGCACAAGCCAAGATGGCTAGGTTTCCAGGAAGGTACTTTACTTTTCCTTTAGATGTGCTATATAATGATAGACAAGGTACAATAGCCATGTTAGAGTACATAAGTGGTGAAAAGATAAATGATAGAGCAGAAGCGTTCTATGATGAATACATGTCAAAACAACCTAAAAAACAATTTGTACTAAAGTACTGGGACATTATTAAATGAGTTACGTAGACGCATTTCTTGATAGAGATAAGGATATTATTAAAGTCGTTGAACGTGTGAACGGCAGACGTGAGTTTAGAGAGTATCCTGCAAAGTATACTTTCTATTATAAAGATCCACGTGGCAAGTATACAAGTGTATTTGGTGACAAACTTACTAGAGTACAAGTAAACACAAGTAAGAAGTTCAATACAGAGAAAAAGATACATCAGCATAAAGAACTATTTGAGAGTGATGTAAATCCTCTTTTTCGTTGTTTAGCAGACAACTATTTAGATAAAGACACGCCTGATTTAAATTTAGCATTTTTCGATATTGAGGTTGATTTCAATAAGGATAAAGGCTTTGCTCCTCCAGAAGATCCTTTTAATTCAGTGACAGCGATTAGTGTACATCTAAGTTGGATGCAGAAAACAATTTGCATTGCAATAAAGCCTGAAACATTAACAACAGAACAAGCAACGGAAATATGCGATAAGTTTGAAGATACTTTCCTTATGGAAACTGAAGAGGAACTTCTTAATACATTTTTGGATCTTGTTGAAGATGCTGATGTACTAAGTGGTTGGAATTCAGAAGGCTTTGATATTCCGTATTTGGTGAATAGAATTACTCGTGTACTAAGTAAAAGTCATACACGTAAATTTTGCCTATGGGAAAGAATGCCACGTGAACGTACCCTTGTTAAGTTTGGTAAAGAGCAACAAGCATATGAGCTTACAGGGCGTGTACATTTAGATTACTTGGAACTATATCGTAAGTTTACATATCATGAAATGCATTCATACAGTTTGGATGCTATTGGTGAATATGAATTACAAGAACGTAAAGTTGCATATGATGGTACATTAGATCAACTATACAACAACGACTTTGAAACATTTATTTCGTATTCAAGACAAGATGTTGACTTGCTTGTACGTATGGATAAGAAACTACAGTTTATTGATTTAGCAAATGTATTGAGCCATGCAAACACAGTACCGATAATTAGTGCATTGGGTGCGGTTGCACAAACAGATATGGCTATTATCAACTTTTCCCATGCACGTGGTTATATTGTTCCTGATAAAAACAGAGGTGAAAAGCCGTTACCAGCCGCAGGCGCATACGTTGCAACACCTAAAAAAGGTATGCATAAGTGGGTTGGTTCAGTTGACTTGAACAGTCTATATCCTAGTATTTTACGTGCCTGTAACATGAGTCCAGAAACTATTGTTGGGCAAGTACGTCATAGTCTTACTGGCCCTATGATTGAATCCTTTAACAATGGTCGTGATGGATTTGTTGCGAGAGCATGGGAAGGCAAGTTTGCAACTGAAGAATATGAACTTGTAATGGCTAAGGATGCTGATCAACTGTTATGGGTTGACTTTGAAAATGGTGATTCAATAGAAGCAACTGGTAAAGAGATATATGATCTCATTTTTAACAATGGTGAAACATGGCTTATTACTGCTAATGCAACTATATTCCGTTATGATAACCAGGGTATTATTCCAGGACTATTGGAACAATGGTATGCAGAACGTAAAGAGTTACAAGCGAAAGCACGTGAAGCTCGTGAAAAAGGTGGGCATGAATTTGAATATTGGGATAAGCGACAGTTAGTTAAAAAAATTAATCTAAACAGTTTGTATGGTGCTTTACTTAATCCTGGCAGTAGGTTCTTTGATGAGCGTTTAGGGCAAAGCACAACACTAACAGGGCGTTGTATTGCAAAGCATATGGCTAGTGAACTTAACAGGGTTATGGATGGTGAGTATGATCACACAGGTAGATCCATTGTTTATGGTGATACAGATTCTACATACTTCAGTGCATACCCTGTACTAAAAGATCAGATTGATAAAGGTGAGATTGCGTGGGATAAAGATACAATTATTGAATATTATGATGCAGTGGCAGAAGAAGTAAACAAAACGTTTCCAGACTATATGCATAATAGTTTTCATACAACACACAACCTAGGTAAGATTATTGCCGCAGGTAAAGAAGTAGTTGGTGAAGCAGGTATATTCATTACAAAGAAACGTTATGCGATTCTTGTGTACGACAATGAAGGTAAACGTGAGGATAAAGACGGCAAACCAGGTAAAATTAAGGCTATGGGTCTTGACTTAAAACGTAGTGATACTCCTGATTATATGCAAACCTTCTTAGAAGAACTGTTGATGATGGTGCTTACAGGTGGTGAAGAGAAGTCTGTAATTGATAGAATTATTGAATTCCGTAAAGAGTTTAGAGAGAAACCTAGTTGGCATAAAGGCACACCCAAACGTGTTAACAACCTTACAAGACATACAGCCGTATATGAAAAGACAGGCAAGTGTAGTATAGGGCATGTATCAGCGGCTATTAACTGGAATAAGTTACGTAAAATGAATAGTGATGCATACAGTATGGAAATTACTGATGGTATGAAAACTATTGTTTGTAAACTAAAAGATAATCCACTTCAATTAAAAAGTGTAGGTTATCCTACAGACGAAGGGCGTATTCCTGAATGGTTCAAGGATCTTCCGTTTGATGATGATGCAATGGAAAATGCAATCATTAGTAAAAAAGTAGACAACTTGTTAGGCGAGCTTGGTTGGGATTTAGATTCTGCACAAGCAAAGACAACGTTTAATGATTTATTTGAGTTCTAGGTAAATATTATTATGGAACAAGGTAATTGGGCAAAATGTAAAGAGGAATCAAACTATCACTTTGATCCTTTTTCACATACATCACAAGCAGATAGAATGCGTTATGTTGGCAGATTTGAGGGCGACTGGTCTGAAGAACTTGCTAAAGCAGTAGAGAACGCAAAAGCAATCACATGGCGTAGTAGAGATCCTAAAGACAATCCACGTGGTGGTGTAGGTATTGATAGAACTGAAGCTGATATTGTAAATGCAGGTGGCAAAGCAGATACTGAAATTACAAGTTTAGAAGATGATGTTCATTTATATCCAAGTTTTCAAGCAATGACAGATGCTTTACATCTAGTAGATGGTAAGGATCGTCCCTTACAAACTCGTGTACATGTACAAGTACCAGGGCAAACCTGGACAGCCCATGTTGATAGACTACAGAAATGGAGTGAAGAGGAACCATTGTCTAATATATTTAGATTTATGATATTCCTACACGATTACGAGTTTGGACACTTTGTACAGTATGGTAATGAAATACTTACAAAGTATAGAGCAGGCGAAATTTATACATGGGATCATGTAAACGTACCACATTGTACGGCTAACGCAGGTGTTACACCACGTAGTACAATGGTAATTACAGGCATTGGTACACTCTTTCCTC